TATTCTTAAAGGCGTGTTTGGTGCAGTCACGGATGCTCGTTCACAGAAGCATGAAATGGAAATGGCACGAGAGTGCAGAAACAACGAAGCTGCCATTCAGTTCCAGGCATCACTCAATAATGGTGCTAGTGGAGCTTTCACTCGTGCTACTCGTAGGATGCTTGCTCTTATTGGGATGTTCACCCTCTCGTTCATTACCTGTATCACCACCATCTACCCCTCAGTTCCGCTCGTCAGTACAACAAACATTACAGGAGAGGGGAGGAAAGAATTTTTATTCGGACTCCTCAGTTTTCCAGCAGAGCAAGCCCCTCTGGTTGTTACAACAGGACATATCGCACTCTTCGAAGCAACAGTAGTGTTGCCATTAATCATTGGATTTTACTTTACACCAGGAGGCCGTAGATGATGGTTGATCGAGCATCAGTTTTAGGAATGTCAGGCACAGCAGCAACCTTTGGATTGTCAACAATTGATACATTTCTTGGCATTGCAGTTGGTGCGGTAACCTTAGTCTACATGTGTATAAAACTATACCAAGAAATTAAGAAGAAGTAATGGCAAGGTATCGTACAACAGGCAGACTCGATGACCAAGTTCTTACAGAAGGAGATCGTGGATTTCGTGGCATTGATTCCTATAAAGAAGCAACAAGTTTAGAACCGGGCTTTGTACAGACAAGCGAGAATATGCGCTTGATTGGTGATCTTGCAGAGGTACGCAAGGGTATAGATTTCTTGGCAGGTGCAGTTACACTTAGCTACAATGGCACGAATGAGATGGTATTTGCATCCACACTTTACTCCGATCCTGCAACAGGAAATGAATATGTGGTAGTTGCAACCAAGGATAAAGTAATCCTTTGGAATGATGCAAACAACTCAGGCATCGATATTGATTATCCAGGCAGTGAAGTTGTGGCCACGGCAGATGGCGCGAGCTTCGTGCAGGCATTGGAAAAACTCATCTTGTTTCGTGGTAAGAATAAAACACCACTTGAATGGGATGGAGATGTAAGCAATGACTTTGTAGTAAAAGCAAATGGAAGCCCAGGTGCTGGACGCATACAATGTCCGAACACAGATTATGGTGTATTCTTTCGTAATCGTTTAATCATCCCACAACCCACAGATAGTAACTATTCTATTATTATGTCTGACTTGTTAGACACAGATAATTACTACGCTGCTGAATCACAATTTAGAATTAGTAAAGGAAGTGCAGATTTTCTTGTAGGCTTTTATCCTTACCAAGAAGATCAGCTAATCGTGTTTATGCGTAATAGCATTCACATGATAAATAACATTGCCACTACCTCCGCAGCTAATACCTACGAGATTACCCGTCAGCATGGATGTGTGGCACGCAAATCAATTGCACAGTCTGGCCCACAAACATTCTTCTTATCAGATAATGGGGTCATCGTCTTGTCACCAGGTACAGACCCTGCCAAGGGACTTGGAGTAGCTATAAGTAAAGTAAGTGGTGAAACCATACCCATGACTAGACCCATACAGGATCAATTCGATGAGGTTAATTACGCAGCAGCAGACAAAGCATGTGGTATCGTGTATGACAATAAATACTACCTAGCAGTACCCACAGGTAGTTCAACAGTGGCAAACAAGATTTTCGTATTTAACCTACTTACAAGCACATGGACTAGTGTTGACTCCTACCCTGCCCTAGCAGGAAGTGTGGCATTTCATGTGGATGATTGGGTAATCTGCTCGCATGGAAGCAACCCAACAAGACGCAGACTATTTGCAGGTAACAAAACAGGTTGGTATCTTATGGAAGAAAATTCCATAGATGATAGTGGACGCAAGATAGGAAGTACATCCGAGTCCGGTACAACTGCAATCGCAGGTAAACTTGTCACACGCTCATACACATTTGGAGACATCAATGTAAAGAGTTGGAAGCGTGGTCAGTTGGGTGCAAACACAGTCAACCAGGATGCATTTAACATTAAGGTCAACACACTCGATCCAGATGCAAGCACCACAGTATTAAGCCATACCGCAGATGGCACAGAAGAAGCACTCTTCCGCTTTGGTACGGGGCGTACCCGTGGATATGGTGCGGAAATTGAAATCAATGTCACAGCAGGCAGACCGAGCTTTAGACATGTTAGCTTGGAAGCTATAGGCGTAGGAGCAAATGCAAGACGTGAGGTGGCATAATGGCAATTACCTGTACAGTAACTCGTGGTTTTACATACGCAACCGGGGTAGACATTTCGGCTGCAAATTTAAATCAACTAGGCGAACCAACAGTCACAGTACCAAGCGTAACCGATACAACAGTAGTGCTAAAAAGTTTTGCAGTTGCGGATCTGCCTTCTGCTGGAACTGCGGGCAAAGTAGTGTATTGTACAAATGGAGATGGTGGCAGTCCCTGCCTGGCATTGGACAATGGTTCAGCATGGTTACGAATAAATCTAGGGTCAGCCGTAAGTGCAAGTGATGCAGATGAGTATATAATCGCAGAATGAATATACTAGAACGAGCAAAGCAATTTTACGATTCAACCAAGGGCGATATGTTCAAGGATTTAAGTGCGTATGCAGCCTATGGATATGTATTCATCACACCGCAAACCATGTTGCTTGGAAAAGCAGTAAGGACAGATGCAGACATCCATCCAAATGAACAATGGGGTGTACTTGCACCCGATGCTTGGTATGTAAAAACCGCCATTGGAGATAATGCAATTTCAGACTTTATAAACAGTATTCCATACCCACTGCCATTTGTTGGGTGGATGAGACAATTAAAACAAAAACCTATTAAGTGGTACGACTTTAATAGAATCAATCGGAGGAAATAACAATGGGAGGAGGGCCAGACATAAATTATCCTGAGCAGCCAAGTTATGGCGAGGGGATGGCAGACGCACTTAAAGCGCAAGTACAATTACTTACAGGCACAGGAGACTTTGCAGAGACAGGGTCACTTGAATCCTTGCTTCCACTTGAAGAATCAATTCGTAAGAAGACTGCACAGACAGACACGGATATACTTAGGCAGACTTTGCTTGGAACAGAGCAAAAAGTTGTGCGTGATCCACAGACAGGGAAGTTTGGAATACCTGGTGCAGAACCTGTAACTAATGCTGATGGGCAAGCTCAAACTGCTGGTGATGGTAGGTATCAATTTATCCAAACAGGGCAGTTTAAAGGGCCTACCTCTAGGGCTTTTGGGGGCGTTGATAGTATTGGAGTAACTAATTCGTATTCAATTATAGACACAGAAACAGGAGGAGTCGTTGAACAAATTAGTGTGCCTATTGAATGGGCTGAAATAAAATCTATAAGTCCTGCAAAAGTAACAGATTTCATTACAAATAAAAATGCTGAAGTTTTGAAACAAGCAACTGCAAAATTTAATGAAATTAGAGGTGTGGCTAATGAAAAAGGAAATGATGCAGTATCTAAAGAATTTGAATTTAAAAATCCGAATACAGGTGAACCATTACAAGAAGGTGACATAGTACGCGCAGGTGATGGAATGATCGACCTACTTGGTGACACACGTGCAGTACAAGAATTTAATACCCGTGCAGCAACTCAAGCTGATGTAGCCTCAGGACTTGCAAGTAAAGTAGGTGAACAAGTAGTTGAACGAGTAGATACAACACGCCAGGCTGGATTTGATGATAGTGGAAAATTCCTCGGTCTATCTGCAATGGCAGAAGATATACAACGTGGTAATCTATCACGCCAGCGTGAAGCAGACCTACAAGATGTAGCTCGTTTAGAACCACTCTTTGGTCAAATCATGGAGGATTATAAACCTGGTACTACATCCGCACTTACCGGGGCAAAAGATTTAATCGAGGAACAAAAAGATAACCTGCTTGGAGAAGTGGGAATTTCCGATCCAACAAAAGTACAAGCACAAGGTGTACAAGCAGATGCCCTACGAGCAGGTTTGATGTCTGATGCAGAAGAAGCACTTGGACAAGGACTTACAGATCGTGAGCAAAGACAAATTGCAGAAGCTGCTCGTGCACGCTCCACCATGATGGGTAGAACATTTGACCAATCTGGTGCAATCGCAGAAGCAGAAGCAAGGGTTGCTGAAGACAACCAACGCAGAATGCAGAACCGAGGATTTGCACAATCTGTACTTGGACAGGAAGCAGGTATACAGACAAGTGATGATACTCGCTCCATGCAAGCAGACCAATTTAACGTGGCATCACAAATGGATGCCGAGAAATTGCGTGAATCTCTAAGGCAACAAGGATTGCTTGGGTATTTAGACGCAGCCTCACGAGTATCCCAACTTGAGAACCAAGGACAACTCGATCCATTCCAGGCAATACTTGGACGATCTGGTGGTGGAAGCTTGCAAGCCGGACAATCTGTATTCGGACAGGCAGGCTATGGATTAAATGCACAACCTGCATACCTTAACCCAGAGAGTGGACTTGGATACATACAAAACCAAGCAACCAATGCAGCTAATATGTATGGTGCTCAAGTAGCAGCAGATGCAACCAGGAATGCAGGTATCATGAGTGGTATTGGTTCAGCAGCAGGTGGATTACTTGGTAATACATCACTCTTCTGCTGGGTAGCAAGAGAAGTATATGGCGAGCATAATCCAGCATGGAAGATGTTTCGTATGTGGATGTTCCTAGAATCACCAAGCTGGTTCTTTAAACTATACAAGAATTACGGAGAACGCTTCGCAAGTTTCATCGCAGATAAACCACGCTTGAAAGCAGTAATCCGTAAGTGGATGGATTCAAAAATAAGGAGATAATATTATGGCAAGAAAACCATTCTTTAGCGGAAATTACGGATCAGCGCTTGCACGGGTCGATACTCGACCCATCATTGAAGCCGGGCGTGCGCAAGGCCAAATGTACGCCAACATGGGAAGCCAGATTGGAGGCATGATTCAGCAGTATGGGCTTAACAAGGAGAAGCGTGCAGAACTTACAGGTGAGATTGAGGCCATGCTTCCACAATACATGGATTCATTTACTAA